GTCTTTACTCAAGTTGACCTATAATGGCTCTTACTCACCATCTAATTGTAAACTACGCCGCAAAGATAGCTGGGGTTAAACCCAGATATTCTTTGTTAGGTGATGATTTACTTTTAGTAGGTGATGAACTATATAACTCCTATTTGAAAGTGGTGACATCCCTTCATATGGAACTTTCTGTTGCAAAGACATTTAAGTCTAACGACTTATTTGAATTTGCTAAGAGGTTCTTCTATAAAGGGAAAGAAATATCACCATTTCCAATGGGAGCAGTATATAGCTCTAAGGGTAGTATTCCCGAGCTGACCGTTGCAATTGATAATGCGATCACAAAAGGATGATCTCCAAGGATTCAACTGAGAACGGAGAAAGCACGGAAAAATTTCTTCAGTTCCCTTCTGAATTCTTTCGGTTCTAATCACCCTGCCCTTACGAGCAGACTGGTTTTGAACCTAGAGAAATCATTAGGGGGAGTTTCTGCATTCAGACTAGCGCAATATGGTGAGGAAGCGCCAAGTTTAACTTGGGTAACTTCGTTTCCATGTACGTGATCGTCCAAAACACGTCGATCTTTTATAATCGAGTGTCTTGGACTCGTCTTTATGCAGGAATTCATGAAGAAACTTGATACTTTTATGCACCCTAACCCGGATGCAGAAGAGTTAATCAAGCTGTGTAATTTCGACACAGCGGACCACTTCAAAGCCCTCGGGCATCCTCTAATGAGAAACATTCAAAACCTGCATGATAAGGCAGGCAAGAGTGTCTATCGATTACAGGAGAGCCTTATGGGAGTTGAGATGACGACTGATAAACTATACTCACATCTTTTGGATGTGCTTATAGAGGATCCGCCATCATCCCAAATCTATAAGGGTAACCAGGCCAAGAAGGGATCCGTAAGACGCGCCCTTTATCTTCAGAAGATCGCTTCTCATATCTACCAAAGGTCCTTGTTTAAGGGAGATTTCGAAGAAAGATTGGCAATCGAACTTGGATTTGGGGACATGTCTTAATTGACTTAACCAGACAGAGATTGCTTAGCGGTGCAACTCCGCCGG